GTAATGACCTAACTTATGCCATTAGTCTTCAAAAAAGTTACAGAATACGATTGGGATGTAACTGTTCAGACACCTTATAAAGGTAAATTTAAGAAAGAAACATTTACGGCTAAATTTAAAAATGTTAGTCGTAAAGATTTCGAGAAGATAATTGATGGTGGTGATGACAATTTCGTTAAAACTGTTCTTGTTGGTTGGTCTGGAATCAAAGATGAGGAAGGTAATGATGTGCCTTTTGATGATGATAATTTAGAAGCAGTAATGGAAAATCACTATATTGTGCAAGCAATCATTGTTGCTTATGGCGAAAGCATGAAAGGAGCTTCTGAAAAAAACTAAGAGAGGTTGCGAAGTATTGGGTACAAGGTGATGTAATAGATGAAACAGTAGAAGCATTAAAAGCATTTGGTGCAACAGAAGAACAAATCGCAGCCGAGAATCAAAACAAAAGAACTATAGATTGTATTGTTTGGGAAGAAAATAGAGAGATTGTTAATATGTTTTGGAAGCTATCTACACAATGGTATGTCAGTATGGCTGGATTAACTGGCATAAACTATAAATCTTTGGAATACTTGTGTAAAATATATACAGTTAAAGATTCTATTGCTATGTTTGAAGGAGTACAGGTAATGGAATACGAAGCATTGAAACTTATGCAGAAGGATAAAAAATAATGGCTGCTAATGAAACAAAATTAGAAGTATTAGTTGGTGTAAAAGGCACAGAAAAATTGCGTGGACTTACAAGCAGTTTAAAAAGATTAACAAATACTACAAAGCTTACTAGTCAAGAATCAAAAAAATTAAGAGACAATATAAGAAGTCAATTTGCTGAAAGTAAGAAATCAATTAATGGTAATCGTGCATTAGCTAGCTCATATAGAGAGTTAGCAAGAAATGTAGATATGACAAGTAGAGAATTTAGAGAAGCAACAAGAGAAGCAAATAAATTAGATAGACAATTAGCAAAAATGCAAAAAAGAAATAAACGAGGTATAGGTGGCAGAATGGGTGGCTTGGCAAGAACTGCTGGTGCAATTGGTGCTGCTGGTATTTTTGGTGGTGCAGAAGGTGCAATCGGTGCAGCAATTGGTGGAGTTGTTGGTGGACTACCAGGTGCTGTAGTAGGTGGTGCTACTGGTGCTGTAGTAGGTGGTGCTAGACAAAGTCTTGGAGAAATTGCTAGTTACACAGCATCTTTAAAAAAACAAAGATTAGCACTCAGTTTAGTTATAGGAGATACAAAGAAATATAATGCTGCTCAAGAATTTTTAGCTAAAACAAGTGCAGAATTAGCAATACCACAAGATGTAATAGTAAGACAATTTACAGCATTAACAGCATCAGTTACAGGTGCTGGTAAATCTGTAGAAGATGCTCAAGAAGTATTTTTATCAATTGCTTCTGGTATTAGAGGTACTGGTGGATCATTAGAAGATATGAGGTCAGCTATGGTAGCGACTGCTCAGGTATTTAGTAAAGGTAAGGTATCGGCAGAAGAACTTAGACAACAGTTAGGAGAGCGTTTGCCTGGAGCTTTTACATTGTTTGCTGCATCTATGGATAAGACACCTGCTGAGTTAGATAAAGCATTAGAGCAAGGAAAAGTAACGCTTGATGATTTTATGGGTTTTGCAGAACATTTATTTGCAAACTATGGCGAAAATGCAAAGATTCTTGCAGCTTCACCTGCTGCTGCTGGAGATAGATTAGCAAAAGAATTTGCAGATTTGAAAGATAATTTTGGAGGTGTGTTTGCAAATATTGGTGCTTTTTTCCAAGATGCTACTAGTAATACAGTTAAATTTTTTAATACAAATAAAGATATTATAAAACAAGGTTTTACTAATATTGTTAAGATTTTTGTAGGTGTAGGTCGTGTTTTAGGAAAAATAACATCAGATATTTTAAAGGTTGTATCTAGTGTATTTGATTTTTTTATTGGTAACATAACAAAAGCTTTCAAGAAAGTTGCTGAGATGGTAAATGCACTAATGGATGCATTAAAAGTAACTCTAGAAGGATTTAAAAAAATACCTGGACTTGGAAATATTATTCAAAATTTTCAAGATTTTGATTTTAGAATAAAGATTAATGAAGATGATCAAAAAGGAATAAAAAAAGCAATACAACCAGTAATTGATTATAGAAATATGTTAATAGAACTTTATAAAGGAACAGATAATATATCAAAAGAAGTAGTTTTTGGCACTCCAGAATATGACAAGATAGTAGAAGCTGCACAAAAAGCTGGGAAAGCAATAAAAAATTTAGAGAAAAAACACACAGACCTTAAAGACAAAGGAAATGAAACATTTATTTCAATGAAAGAAGGTTTAAAGTCTTATTATGATTCTATAAAAGATTTTGGTAAGCAATTTAGTGATGCTACTGTTAATGCTTTAAAGGGTATGGAAGATGCCTTTGTAAAATTTGCATTAACAGGAAAATTAAGTTTTAGAGATATGACAAGATCAATATTAGCTGATCTAACTAGAATTTATGTACGAAAAGCAATGGTAAATACGTTAGGTTCAATATTTCCGTTTTTAGCAAATGCAAAAGGTAATGCATTTAATCAAGGATTAGTTAAAAAATATGCTAAAGGTGGCGTAGTATCTGAGCCTACATTTTTTAAATATGGATCTGGGGGTTCTGGTAAGTTTGGTTTAATGGGTGAAGCTGGTTCACCAGAAGCAATCCTTCCATTAAAACGTGGTCGTTCTGGCAATTTAGGGGTTGAAGCTTCTGGTAATGCATCTAATAACATTGTTGTTAATGTTGATGCATCAGGTACTGAAGTACAAGGTGATAATGAATCATCTAATCAGTTAGGTAAACTTGTAGGACTAGCAGTTCAACAAGAACTTATAAAACAACAAAGACCTGGTGGTATTTTATCTCCAACATAATTATGGCAACTTTTCCTTCTATAACACCATCATTTGGCTTTACAAAAAATTCAAAACCTAATGTAAGAGTAATAAAATTTGGGGATGGATTTGAACAACGCCTAACCTATGGTATTAATCAAAATCCAAAACAATATGATTTGACTTGGGCAAATATTACAGTAGAAAATGCAAATATTATAAAATCTTTTTTAAACAGTAGAGCTTTTGATAATGAAAGTTTTGATTTCACACCACCACAACAATCTATATCAACATCAGGTACATTTGTAAGAGCATCAGGTTCTGCAAATGCAGTAATAACAGCAGCAAATCATGGCATAGCTTTAGGAGAAAAAGTTGTAATAGACTTTGATGCTGGTATAAATGATGGAACTTATATTGTAGATGCAAGAACGCAAAATACTTTCACTATTGAAACAAATGCTACTTCTGCTGTTAGTGGAAATGTAACTTCTTGCAGTGTATCTGCACAAGGCAAATATAAATGCGAAGATTGGAGTGAGAATATTAATTATGCAAATAGATCAACTATTAATGCAATTTTTATACAAGTTTTTGAGGTTTAAGTATGGCTTACGCACTTTGGTCTGGTAATACAGCAATTAGCCTTGGTACAGTTGTAGCAGCAGCAAGTCAGGTATTACCAACTGGTTTAGTTTTTAAATGCACTACAGCAGGTACTACAGGTGGAACAGAACCAGCTTTTGGTACAGATGTTGGTTCTACTGTTACAGATGGAACTGTTGTCTGGACTGCTATTAGTAGTGTATTTGAAGATTTAAATTCTTTTGCTCCTGATAAAATTATTGAGTTATTTGAGATTTCATTTACTTCAGCAGTAGCTTCAGTTGTTGGTGTAAGTAAATATTATTTTCATGCAGGTTTAAATGAAGGTTTTACCGCAAATGTAGTTTACAACAGTAATACTTACACTGCTGTACCTATAAAAGCAGAAGGTTTTGAACTTACTACACAAGGGAGCATACCAAGACCAACTATAACAATTGCAAATTTAAGTGGAATTATTACAACTTTACTAAAGCTTGTTAATACTGCACAGCATCCAACTAATCCAAGTCAAACTGCTGTTTTTCCTGGTAACGATTTAGGTAATAGCGAAGTAAGAAGAATTACAACACTTAGAAAGTATTTAGATGGACAACCAGATGCAGATGTAAATGCACGTTTTCCAGATCAAATATTTTTTATAGATAGAAAAGTATCAGAAACAAGAGATGCAGTTCAATTTGAACTAGTGAGCAAAATGGATCAACAAGGTAAAATGATACCAAAAAGACAATGTATATCTAATATTTGTCAATGGGTTTATCGTAGTTCTGAATGTAGTTATACAGGAACAAATTACTTTGACATAAACGATCAGTCGGTTTCTGGTGCATCTAATGACGTTTGTGGTAAAAGGCTGACTTCATGCAAAGCTAGATTTGGTAACAATGACCCTTTACCTTATGGATCTTTTCCTAGTGTTGGTTTAGTTAGATGATACTTAATGATGATTTAAAAAAAGAAATATTAACACACGCTAAAGAAGAATCTCCAAAAGAGTGCTGCGGATTAATTATTGTTAGAAAAGGTAGAAAAAGATATAAACCTTGTAAAAATGTTTCTGATGTTCCTAAAGAGACTTTTGTACTTGCAATAAATGACTATGTAAAAGCTGAAGAAGAAGGTGAAATTATAGCAGTAGTACATTCACATCCCTTTGAAAGACCTGAACCAAGCATAGGAGACAAAGTTGCTTGCGAAAAATCAAACTTGCCTTGGATTATTGTTAATCCAACTATAGAAGAATGGGGTTATTGTGAACCGTCTGGTTTTGAACTGCCTTTAGTTGGTAGAGAATTTAATTTTGGAATAGTAGATTGTTATTCTTTAGTAAGAGATTATTTTAAACAAGAATTAAATATAGAAATAAGAGATTATTTTAGAGAAGATAAATTTTGGGAAAAAGGTAATAGTTTATATGAGGATAATTATGACAAGGAAGGTTTTAGAAAAGTTTCATTAAATGAAATTCAAAAACATGATGTTTTATTAATACATTTGGAAGCAAACTTACCAAATCATGCAGCAGTTTATGTAGGCGATCAACAAATTTTACATCATGTGCAAGGAAGATTAAGTAGCAGAGATATACTGGGGGAGTATTATATAAAAAATACAGCTTTTGTTGCTAGGCATAACACCTTATGAAAACTATTAAGGTTTACGGTGAACTCAAAAAAAAATTAGGGCAGTCAACTTTTGAGCTTAATGTTGATACACCTGCACAAGCAATAAAGGCTTTATGTGCTAACTTTCCAGACCTATCTAATTGGTTTATTAAAAATGATCAAAATGGCTATGGATATAAAGTGCAGGTAGGTAAGCAAAAAATATTTGCAGATAATTTAAAACCTATGTTACAACCTTGGACAGAGAAAGATGTCCTAAAAATAGTTCCTGTGATTGCTGGTGCTGGTAGAGGTTTTGGGCAAATACTGGCTGGTGCATTATTACTTGGATTAGCATTTGTTGGTGCGCCAATACTAGGTGCTGCCTTATCAAAATCATTAACATATATTGGAGCGTCATTGATATTTGGTGGTATTAGTCAAATGCTATCTCCATCACCTGACCCTATACCAGAATCATCTAAATTAAAATCATTTAGTTTTAGCGGAATTGTTAACGTTTCAGATCAAGGTGTTCCAGTTCCAATCTGTTATGGTCGTGTTTATACAGGTAGTATTGTGATAAGTTTTGGTTTAGAAAGCCAGCCAACAATCTAATGACAGAACATAATAAAATTATTAGAGGTGCAAAAAAAGGGGGTGAGCCTAGAACCCCTGTAGAACATCCTGACAGTTTACAGAGTACTCAATTTGCAAGAGTAATGGATGTTATTTCAGAGGGCGAAATTGACCAAATAGAAGGTGGCGCTGCTGGAATTTTATTAGATGGTACACCATTATCAAATTTTAGTAATGCTGAATTTGTTATAAGAACAGGTACACAAACACAGACATATATTTCTGGTGGAGATGGTATTGAGGCTACAACTTCTGTTGGTTTACCTGTAACTGTAGCTGGCGGTGCGCTTACTAGAACTATTACAGCTAATACTACAGACAGAGTAAGGATTACGATTGAAATACCTACCTTACAAATAATTACTGATGAGGGTGATATTATCGGTCATTCTGTAAGATTTAGTATTGCTGTACAATACAATGGCGGTGGTTTTAATACTGTCAGAACTCAGACTATTAAAGGTAAAACAAGTAATGCTTATACAAAATCAATAACTATTGGCATAAGTGGTTCTTTTCCTGTTGACATAAGAGTTACAAGAATAAGTGCTGATGAAACAAGCGCAAAAAGACAAAATACAATTAAGTGGGCATCGTTTACTACTATTATTGATGAAAAATTAAGGTATCCAAATACTGCTTTAACTTTTCTTGAGTTAGATGCCAGAAATTTCAGTAATATACCAGCAAGAAAGTATCTTATTCGTGGAATAAAAGTACAGATACCTCATAATGCTACTGTAGATACTACAACTTACATTGGTCGTATAACATATAGTGGTTTGTTTAATGGAACACTTGGTGCAGCTACATGGACAAATGATCCAGCTTGGATTTTATATGATCTCCTTCGTAATGACAGATATGGGTGTGGTATAGATGCTTCACATTTAGATGTTTTCGATTTTTATGCAATTTCACAATATTGCAATGAATTAGTTAGTAATGGCGTTGATGAGGCAGGTGAGCCACGTTTTGCATTAAATATAGTTCTTAATACTCGTAAAGAAGTTTTTACTGTTATTAAAGAACTTGTAAATATATTTAGAGGTTTAGCTTTTTTCTCATCAGGTAGTTTTGTAATAAAGCAAGATAAACCTACTGATAGCACATATGTTATAAATCCGAGCAATGTTGTAGATGGATTTTTTGAATACAATGGAACATCACATAAGTCTAGACATACCTGTGTAACAGTCGCATATCAAAGTTACGATATGTTAGGTGAAGTGCAGTTTGAAAGAGTGGAGGATGCTGATGCAGTTCGTGTATATGGTTCAATAACTAAAGAAATAAAAAGTCTTGGCTGTTATTCACAGAGTCAAGCACATAGATTAGGTAGATGGATTCTTGAAACTGAAAGATATTTAACACAAACCGTATCTTTCTCTGTTTCTGTTGATTCTGGATTAATTTTAATACCAGGCATGGTTGTTTCTATTGCAGATCCATTAAAAATGACTGCAAGGCGAGGAGGAAGAGTTAGAACAGCTACAACAACTAATGTAACATTAGATAGCAAAGAAGATATTGGAACTTTTACAACTGAAAATTCTCCTAAAATTATGGTTGTTTTGCCAACAGGAATTGCAGAAGAAAGAACAATATCAAGTATTGGTACAGCAGACAATACTACATTTACAGTAACAGTTAGTTCAGCTTTTTCCCAAGCCCCTGCTGCTGGTAGTTTTTATGCAATAGAGACAAGTACAGTTAAACCAGAAAAGTACAGAATTATAAAAGTTACTGAAGAGGAAGAAAAAGTACATACAATTACTGCTGTGCAATACGATGCAGATATTTACGCACGAATTGATACGCCAATAATTGCACCACCTGTTTTACCGCCACCTGTAGGAGGTGCGCCTAATGCCGTAACAGATATAAGTTTCAGTACATTTTACTATACATCAGGATCTAGTATGTTAATAGGTTGTGATGTTAGTTGGGTACATGATGGATTGCGAACAGTACAGTATTTTATAGATTATCGAATTGATAATGATAATTTTACTGAAGTTATTAGTACATCTCCAAATATAGAGTTAAAGGCATTAAGAGCAGGTACTTTAGAAGTATCAATAACTGCATTTAGTTTTCTTGGTGGTAGAAGTGTTGCATATTCTGAAACTCATACAATAACAACTAATGCCTCACCGCCAGACAATGTTAGCAATTTTACTGTTACTCAAATAAATACAACATCGGCTGAGGCAAAATGGGCTGTAAGTTCTTCTAGAGATGTTATTGTAGGAGGTTATGTTGTTATAAAACATAGTACAAATACTAATGATACCTTTGATACTGCTGCCTCTTTGCATTTAGCACAAGGTAGTACAACTTCAGCTATAATTCCAGCTATAACAGGAAAATATTTTGCTAAATTTGAAAATATTTTAGGTATTAGAAGCACACAAGCTGCTAGTTTTGAATTTACCCAAACTATTGGCAATAGAACTCTAATCTATGACCAAAAAGAAGATACAGACACACCCACATTTCAAGGGACATATACAAATACAGAAAAATATATAGAGCCAAATTATGCATCGCCCTTAAATGGCATAGTATTAAAAACTGATACTTTATGGGATTCTGTTGCAAGCGTTGATGCTTTATCTAATTGGGATTTTGTCGGTAATGTACTTAGTTCAGGAGAATATATATTTAATAGTACTTTAGATTTAGAAGGTACACATGAACTTTTATTAGAACGTAGACTTGCCTTTACAGGATTTAATGTAGATACTGGTGCTGCTGTTAGTGATGTAGATGCAGAAGTATATGTAAGAACAACAACAGACGATCCTGATAGTGGCTCTGCAAGTTTTAGTTCATGGAAACCATTTCAAAATATTATTGTTAAAGCGAGAGGATTCCAATTTAAAGTTGTATTAACATCTTTAACTGAAAAATCTAATATTTGTATTACTCAACTAGGTGTAAAAGGATTGATAGGTACAATTAATGACTTTACATTTACACCAATTGCAAGTGGTACTTCTCAAAAAACTGTTTCATTTACAAATAATTTCTTTACCGGAGTTTCTGATACTATAGGTGGAGCTAATGTGTACAAACCTGCGGTACAAGTTACCCTACAAAATAATCAGTCAGGAGATCACTTTACAATTTCTGACATACAAAAATCAAGTTTTAAAATATTAGTTAAGGATTCAAGTAATAATAATGTAGATAGACAGTTTACATACCAAGCATTAGGCCTTGGTTGATTGTAGAGTGTTTTGGTTTACAATATTAATAATTAAATAATTATTGTGGCACAAGACTCATTAGCAGTAGGAAATGGTACAGGTGCATCTGTAAGGCAAGCTATTAATACAGCAATGCAAGCAAGTGCCACGAACCAAAGTGGATCATCTGCACCTTCTACAACTTATCCTTTTCAATTTTTTGCTAATACAACAACAAGTACCTTACAAATTCGTAATTCTGCAAATAATGGCTATATAAATGTATCTGGTGTAGGTAAAATAGGTGATGCAAATCTAGGTTTATTACCTTTAACAGGTGGAACGATTAGTGGAAATTTAATAGTTTCTGGAGACTTAACTGTTAATGGATCAACTACTACTGTTGATACAACTACGCTTACAGTAGAAGATAAAAATATTGAGATAGGCAAGGTAGGCACACCAACAGATACGACTGCTGATGGTGGTGGTTTGACACTGCTTGGAGCTACAAATAAGACATTTAATTGGGTTGACTCTACCGATTCTTGGACAAGTTCAGAAAATATTGATCTTGCGTCTGGAAAGGTTATAAAGGCTGCTGGCACACAAATTTTATCTGCTACTAATTTTACTGGTACTTCTGCGATTGCAACAAATGTAACTGTTGCGGATGAGTCGTCTGATACTTCTTGTAATGTATTATTTACAACTGCTGCAACTGGTAACTTACCACCAAAAACAGGAACAAATCTTACATTTAATTCAGCAACTGGAGCATTAACAGCTACAAGTTTCAACGGTAATTTAACTGGTACTATTCCTGATGATTCAGTAACTTCTGCAAAAATAGTAGATGGAACAATTTTAAATGTAGATATAAACGCAAGTGCAGCGATAGCCGGAAGTAAGATTAACCCTACATTTACAACAGATGGATCTTTTAACTCTGTATCAATAGGAAAAGGAGCAAACTCTGTTGCTGGTAACACTGTTCTTGGAGAAAGTGCTTTAGATGCTTCTGTTTCTGGTGGAGATAATACAGCTATTGGTAAAAATGCACTTACAGCAAATACTTCTGGTGCTAATAATACTGCTATTGGACAAGGTGCTTTACAAGCAAACACAACTGCAAACAGTAATACTGGAGTTGGTGAATTTGCATTAGCAACAAACACAACAGGAGCTTCTAATACAGCGATAGGAAAAAGTGCCTTAATAAATAACACTACAGCATCTAACAACACAGCCGTAGGATTAAGTGCATTAGAAGCAAACACAACAGGAGCTAATAATACAGCATTAGGTACAAGTTCATTAGCAGCAAACACAACTGGAATTGACCTTATTGCTATAGGACACAGTGCATTAGCTTTAAACACAACAGCAAATAATAATGTCGCTGTTGGTAAAGATGCCTTAAATCAAAATACAACAGGGCATTCAAACATAGCTGTAGGTAAACAAGCTTTAAGAATAAACACAACCGCAGATAACAATACAGCTTTAGGTTCTTTTGCTTTATTTGACAATACAACAGGAGCTTCAAACGTAGCAGTAGGTAGAAGTGCTTTAGAAAATAATACGACCGCAAGTAATTTAACTGCTATTGGTAAAAATGCTTTAGCTGCAAATACAACTGGTGGTGAGAACACTGCTGTAGGTTATATTTCTTTGGAAAGCAATACTACAGGAGCTAGAAATACAGCCATTGGTAATTTTTCCTTGGAAAACAATACTACAGGAACTGATAACACTGGTTTGGGTAAAGGTGCATTACAGAAAAATACAACTGCAGGTAACAATACTGGTGTTGGTAGCAATGCCTTAAAGGAAAACACAACTGGAACTCAGAATACAGCAGTAGGTTCTGCTGCTTTGGATGCAAATACAACAGGATTAAGAAATACTGGAATTGGAGCAGATTGTCTGACTAATAATACAACTGGAGAATCAAATGTTGCAGTGGGTCGTGATGCTATGTTTCACAACTTAACAGGGTCTAACAATACAGCAATCGGAAGAGATGCCTTACAAAACAATACCACAGCTGGTTCTAATACAGCAGTAGGTAAAGGTGCTTTAGAAGAAAACACAACTGGAACTTCTAACGTAGCAGTGGGTTTCAATGCTTTAGATGCAAATACAACAGCATCTAGTAATGTCGCAATAGGACACGCAGCCTTAACAGATAATACAACTGGATCGCAAAACGTAGCTGTCGGAAGAGCAGCATTAGGTACTAACTCAACTGCTTCTAATAATACTGGTATTGGTCATAACGCACTACTATCAAACACAACAGGCACTCAAAACGTAGCCGTAGGTGTTAATGCGTTAGATGCTAATACTACAGCAAATAATAACAGTGCTGTTGGATATAATAGTCAAACAAATAACACAACTGGTGCGTCTAATAGTGCTTTTGGGGCAGGATCTTTACAACTAAATACTACAGGAGGTTCAAATACAGCAGTAGGTAATAACGCTTTACAAAGTAATACTACCGCATCAAATAACACTGCTATTGGTCTCTCATCTTTAAATGCAAACACAACTGGAACGCAGAATACTGGTGTAGGTTCACAGGCTCTCAATTCTAACACCACAGCTAGTAATAATACTGCGGTTGGTATGAACTCCTTAGTGACAAACACAACTGGAGCAAGTAATACTGCGGTGGGTATGCAAGCACTAAATTCAAATACAACAGCCAATAATAATACTGCCGTTGGTAAAAATGCTTTATTAGCAAACACAACTGGAGCATCAAACGTAGCTGTTGGTGTTGAAACATTAGATGCTACTACTACAGGAAGTTTTAATATTGCCGTAGGTAATAGTGGATTAGGAGACAACACTACAGGGTCAGATAACACTGCTATTGGTCAAGGTGTATTAGCACAAAATACGACTGCTAATAATAGTACTGGTGTTGGGAGAAGTGCATTAGCAGCAAACACAACAGGAGGAGACAACACTGCCGTTGGTTCTATTGCTCTTGATGCTAATACTACAGGTTCTACTAATTGTGCTTTTGGTAGAGATTCTTTAGGTAAAAACACAACAGGTTCGGGTAACTGTGCCTTTGGTCAATCAACATTATCAAATAATACAACCGCAAGTAATAACACAGGATGTGGCTCCGGTTCATTAATAGCAAGCACAACTGGAGCAAATAACACTGCTATAGGTAAAGATGCTGGTGCTGGTTGTACTACAGGTAGTAATAATACTTTTCTTGGTCACAACTCAGGAAGTGCAGGTGTAGGTAACGTTCAAACTAGTAGTAATAATGTGTGCATTGGTGACAATAACGTTACAGATGCTTTTATAAAAGTTAGTTTTACAACAGGTTCAGATAGAAGAGATAAAACAGATATTACTGATTTTACTTTTGGATTATCATGGATAAATAAATTAAATCCAGTTACTTATCGTTGGGATAATAGAAGTAATTATGAAAACGGTATTCCAGACGGAAGCAAAAAAGCACCAAGACTTAATATAGGATTAATTGCACAAGATGAACTTGAAGTTGAAAAAGAACATGGATTTGGAGATACATCAGATAATATGCTTATTTCTCACATAGATGATGGTGGTAATTATGGTATGCAATACGATAAATTAGTTCCTGTTTTAATTAATGCTATCAAAGAGTTATCCGTAAAAGTCACAGCCCTTGAAGCAGGGTAAACTGTAAACAACTACTTTTTTAAAATTATGGAAGAAAAAACCGCAGATGAAATCGCAGCAATTTTCTCTGCTGCTGGAGACAGCGTCACTCTGATCAATACAAGTACATCTGCTGCTGCTGGCGAGACAGACGCAGAATGGAAAGATCGTATTAAACGCAACGTAGAACACCTTGAAATTATCAAGGCTTATAAAAAACAAGATGGGACTACCTCTATCTGGACTACCGAAAGTTTTACAGATATTGATAAAGCTATTACTGACGGTAAAAAAATCTACTCTTAAATTATGAATTTACAAGAAAGATTACAACAGCTTGCGCAGCAAAGAGAACAACTCTTTATTGCTTTGCATGAAGTTAACGGAGCGATGAAGATTCTTGAGGAGCAGATTCTTGAGATTCAAGAGACATCCGAAGCAAACCAGCAATTAGATACAAAGGCATCAACCCCACAAGAAGAAGCAGTACCACAACAGTAAGTGGTGCTACCATTTTATTAACTACTTCTTTCCACATAATGCTTACTCGTATAACTCAGGTTGCTTCTATCCTCTCACTATTGTTGTCAACGTCAATGCTTGGAGGTGGATACTTTGCATACAGATACTTTTCTTCGCCACAATTTAAAACAAAAGTTATGAATGAGGTGATGCAAGAGGTGCAAAAAATATTACCTGGTCAGATAGATAAAAAACTACCATCTGTAACTGGTAAGTCTTTGCCTATTTAATGGAAATACCTGAGATATATATACCAGAAATATATGTACCTGATATACCAGAACCATACAGTCAACATTATATAAATATTGCAAAACCACCCAATATAGATGTTCCTGGTTGTACTTATCAACATCGTGATATAAAAAATACTGGTAATCGTAATTTATTATTGGAAGATCCAAATGGTGTATTTACAACGTGTGATTTTCCGTTCCCTAGTTTTATTCCTCTTGACTATACACCTGAGAATATGGTCATTACAGAGGAAGCACCTGTTAGTAATGAACCATCGCCTTTACCAGAAACAGAGCAGCCTAAAATACCTGATTTACCTAAACCACCGCCACCAGATTTTCCTCCCTGCCCTGGTAAAACTGAACAAAGAGTAGGAGATTTTCGTAACGATAAGCGATTGGAACGTGTTATAGGCCACGAAAGAAGCGAAGATGGTAGTAAATGTATAACTCTCTATGAAGACGTTACGTTCATTGAGCAATACATACCTGGCCCTGCACAGCTTATTAGCACTGCTGCTATTGCTACTGTTGCTGCCACTACT